TCCTGCACCGTGAACCCAGCGAAGCCGTCGTCTGCCATTTTTTGTTGAGCTAGACGCTTAATAGCTTTTGAACCTAATGGCTCTGATGCCCTGTTTTTTACAGCTTCAATGGCTTTCCCAAAATCTTCCACCGTCCCTATTCTTCCTCGCACAAAAACCGGCAAAACACGAGCACCACGGGCAAACTTTGGGTCTTTCAGTGACTTTTCATTAATGTATTTTTCACTGTATTGAGCGTTGGGACTCAAATAAATTCCTGGGCCGAGCTTTCCACTCTCACTAGGTATAATTTTTGTAAATTCTAAATCAGGAACGTCATCTTCAAACTTCTCGGTGGCATGGTAGTACACCGTATCAGTGTCAAAACCAGCGTCTTTTGCACGCTGCAACCGCTGTAAAGCCCTCGGCGCCTTCAAAACACCACCAATAAGCGGCCCCACGGCTGGAATTACACTCGCTGCATCACCCAAACCGCCCAACACCTGCATAATGCCGCTGAAATACTCACCCTCAGCCAAGTTCTCGGCCAAACTCGGTGATCGCGGTCCCGCAAGCATTTCTTCCGTCGTCATCTGGCCAGTAGGGAACTGCGGAAACTCACCGGCTATATCTACACTCGCGGCTCCCGGCGCATAACTCGCGGTCAAATTCGCAATCTGAGCAGTCGTAAGCTCTGGCAGCCGACGCTCCACCGGATTCATCATCTCACCGACAGAACCGCCAAGGCTGTAGCCAAAGACGTCTATATCACGGGTGTTCATCTACTGCATCGACGAGCCGATGCCAGAGGAAAAACGACGACCTTTGACCAAACCTTTCGACGTTGGTGTTTTACCAATTCGTCCCTCCAGCAGAGCTAAAGCCTCTTTGTCCGTTACGGCACCAATCCGCCTTTCATTCGCCGTTTGGCGTATAAGATCGATCATGTCCGACCGTATGCGAGCATCACTCAGCTCTGGTGGCGTGGATTGGTCACGGGGTGAGAGATAACGGCGAAACTCGCCAAGGCGTGGGTCTTGCACAATCTCGTAGTACTGATTGCGGTCAGGGTCGAACATGAAGCCCATTTCCTCATACACCGGGTCGCGGAAAGGGTTGTCGAAAATATCTATCTCACGCGATGTCACGAGTGGCCCTCATAAAATCAAAGTCTCGGCGGAGCATATCAAGCCATGTTTCAAATGTAATTACTGCTACCGAGGAATTATTAACCGGCAAGTGCTGATTTATGGCGTGTAGGGGGAGAGTCACGCGGGTAGGTTTGGTGTTGAATTTCCAAATCAATATGGGTGTCTTATCACCACACGCCTCACACACCTGGTCCCACCAAGCGGAAAGGTGCCACCAGCCAGACTTATACGCCTTGCACTCAATCGCGAAGCCAGGCAGCTCGATGTCACACAAATCTTTGGCCTGGTACTGATCCAGGTTGCGCTTTACGGACAGATCAATGCCTTCGTCTACGAAAAACGTGTTGAGGCGTTTGCAAATGTCGCGCTCGAATGCCGCGCCTTTGTTCCGAGAATCAGCCATTCGCGGATACTAGCCGAATGTGGTAAAAATACCAACGAGCGGTGATCACTCGCACACCGACTCAACAGGAATCCCTAGTGCCGCCCCACAATCGGTCACTCCCCCGCCGATGGTGCTGGGGATTCCACCTTTCCGTTGAGATTTTTTGCGCACTGAATGTATCAAACTCAGCTATAGCTATGCGCGACCGCGCGGTTCGCACACAGGGGGGTATGGGGGTCCGCCATACGCGCGATTTCAGGCCCGTTTTCTGGACCCATAGAGACCCATTGATCACGCGGCTGCGGCTGGCAGAGGCGCTGTGCGTGCGCCTGACGCGCTGTTTGCGTGTCGCGCAGGACATCAGCGGCAGGGCGGTTACTCCCGTGAGCACGGGGCGACCTTGTCGCGTGTGCGCAGAGTTGCAAGCATTTGCAAAAAACTGCAATCAAATCAAATGTTTAGGTCATTTTCGCCAAATTTTGGCTTTTTTGACGATTTTGCGGGGGCGGAAAGGGAGAGGGTCTTTTTGAGGTTTAGCTCACCCCTTTCTCTCGGCCCCCCTGTCACCGATCCTTCGGATCGAGCGAGTCTTGCACGCCTAGCAGTTGATTCAGCCTGGACTTGATGTCGTCCTTGGTCATCTGATCGATGTTCGCGTTGATGTTGAGGTTCTGGCTGCGGTGTATCGTCAGCCCAGCGAGTTGGTTCAATTCTTTGATGGCGCTTACCGCTGCGTTGTACGCGCCGTTCTCAAAGCTTGTTTCCGCGATCTTCCACAACATAGAGCCGGTCTTTTCAGGCGTGATGGCATACTTTTCTCGCATCTCGTCCTGGGCGATCCTCACCGCTCGCGTGACATTTGGGAAGTCTTTCCCGTTGAGCATCTTGCTCGCGGCAGCGGCGGGAAAACTGAACCCGGCCTTTCTCGCTGCTTCCGTTTGTCCGCACGCGCCTTCGGTGTAGAAGAACACGAAGGCGCTCTGCATCTCCGTGATGCCGTATTCTTCGTTGGCCTCGAACTGGCTGGGTACTTCAGTCAGTTGAGGTCTATTCTTTCGGGGTCGTCCGCGTTTTGCGGTTGTGATTGCTTTCTCAGCCATCCACTTGCCTTTAGTTGTTGAAACAGATCCCTGGCTTCCTGGTCGTCCAGTTTACGCTGTCCCCACGCTTCTCGCTCGCAATCATTTGCACACCGCCAATGGGTAAAGTGGATATTGTCTTTTTTTATTTGGTCATACTCAATCATCTTCGCCTCCGTTATGGGGGGGGGTAGGGTGCCTTTTTTCGCCCTTATACTATGGGGAGAAGAAATACAGCCTTATTAGGCCGTATACAAGGGCTTATTACCTAATAAATATATATATAATAATTATTAGAATTACTATACCCCACCCCCCCCATCGCGCAGAGCTAGGTGCGATAAGGGTTTGCGAGTTTGAGGTTTGGGGTATAGGGGGTACAGTGATACACCCCCATCAAAAGTCACTGGTGTACGGGGGTGAGGTGGGGGTATCTACGGGGGAGTACTCTACGTCGTAAATCTTCTTGCCGTGAGACTTTCGCGGTTTGATTCCACGCTCTTGGAGTATGCGGCTCGCCTCTTTGTAGTCCGCCATTCGCGGTGCGCGTATCCCTAAATCACCGAGCAGTTTTGCCATTTGTACCGGCTTGGTGTTCAACCCGTCGAAGTTGACTTGCTGCAACAGCAGGTCTTCGACCGCGCTTTGTGTTCTCGATATCTCATTGCTGGCTTGCAGTCGCTCACGTTCCTCGCTCGTTAAGAACCAATTTTGTTTGCCTTGGTACACCTCGTGGAGCACCTCAGCCCACACCTGCTGCATGTCGAGACCGTGCTGAAAATTGATGTTATTGACGTGGACAACCCAGAAACGTCGATTGCCCGTTGGGTCCACCAGGAACTCACGCTCATTCACCGATCCGTAGAACGCTGTGCGCCGCTGGTATCGACTGAAGGTGCGGCCATACGGTAGGCGCAGCTCGTCCTTGCTCTTGGTCAAAAACGCCTTAAGTTGGTCAATATCCGCCTTTTTGAACGTACTGCCCAGTTCCCCAAGCTCGACGATCCAATGGCTGACGGCGTGCTTCACACTGTCCTTGTCGCTGGGATTGAGTGTTGCGCCTTCTAGCAGCCAGTCTCTGTTGGGTGCCAATGACTTCATCCACTGCGTTTTACCCAGAGCTTGCTTGCCCACGAAGATCAACACGCCCTCTAGGTTCGCACCTTCAGGTAAGCAGGCGACCGCTGCACACCCCGCGAGCCACTTCCGCATCAGCATCTCTTTGAGTTCGTTGTCCTCAGCGTCCACCGTATCGAGCAGCGCCTGTATGCGTGGTGTGCCGTCCCACACAAAAGCTTCTATCCAATCTTTGACTGGGTTGTGCTCACGCGCTAGGAGCGGCAGATTTACGCGCATCCGGTCGTGGGGGAGCATCTCTTTTATGCAACGGTTCTCAATCTCAGCGAGCATGGCGTCTTCTTGCAGGTCGTTGATGAACGACATGCCTGGGATATCAATCTCCATCTCTTTTTTGATGACGTTGTAGCTCACGTTGATCTCGTTCTTTTGGAGCACAACTGCATAATTTTCTTTCGTCTGCATGACCCGGCCTGAACTGTTGCGAGTGTAGTCAACGGCTATCGCTTGGTCGCGGAAATCTTTGTCGACGATCTCGCCCTTAAGTGCTACATCGTTGAAGTCTTCGCCCGTGTCGCCAGGTATGATTACCTCAGCGTTGCCACCGCGCAGTTTCACTTCATTCGCGCCTTTCTCTGCCGCCTTCTGCCCTGTTTCGTTCTCATCGTTGTCTGCGATAAAGACGTGGGTCGCGTCGGGATACCACTCCGCGAACAGCTTTGGCACGTCGATCATGCCGTTGGCATCCCCCGTAATGATCACTGGCTCTTCTCGGTTGTGGTGCTCGAACCAGCTTGCGCCTGTGGCGTAGCCTTCGACGTAATTGATCCGAGTCGAGTCTTTCAGCAGTTCCGCGCCGATCAGCGCGTAGGTGCCTTTGCGTTTCGCGCCTTTGTGCCACCACTTCTGTTCGCCCGGTTGCGCGGGGATATAGGACAGTGTGACGATCTGCTTGGTTTCATCGCGGTAGGGCAGGATTAAGTAGCCCTCGAAGTCTGGGCCTGTGGATAACTTTAGCCCGTGGTTCGGCACTTGTTTGCGTTGCAAGTACGGATGGTCGTCTACCTCTGCGGCGTGCTTCCAGATCTTGC